ATTTTTTTACAGAAAAAATTGAAACCCCGCATCCTTCAAACTCTCTCTTTTTGGAAAACCAGCCTGAACTGGCGGTAACTGGCCCCGACCAGCCTGGACTGGCTTTGACTGGTCGAGCCTTGCCGAGACTGGAGTCGGCGCGCTTTGGGGATTTGTCATATGGGCCTGCTGTTGCAGCTTGGGCAAAAAAATACATGGGCGTTGAGTTGATGGCTTGGCAACTTCATGCTTTGTCTGGGCAGTTGGAACATGACGACACCGGCAAATTGTTGCGCTCACAGTCGCTTGTGGAAACGGCGCGCCAGCAGGGTAAGACCGTTGCGCTTAGTGCCCTTATCGGCTGGTGGTTGACAGAGTTTGCACAGCTGCGCGGCACGCCACAAAACATTCTGAGTACCGCGCACAAACTCGACAGGGCCGAGGCAATCTTCTTGTACCTGCAACCCATTTTGACCGAGTATTTTAACGGCAAACCTTTGCGCGCTTTAGGCCGCAAGAGTGTTGACATGCCAGACGGCAGTCGCTGGGAAGTCAGGGCCGCAACGCCAGGCAACGCCCACGGCGGAAGTAACGACCTGATCGTGTGCGACGAATTATGGAATATCCAGCCGACCGTTGTCTTTGATGCTTTGCAGCCATCGCAGATAGCGCGCGCCAATCCTCTGTTTTCGTGTTGGTCAACAGCTGGCGATGAGTCGAGCACAGCGATGCTACGTATGCGCGAACAAGGCATAAACGATATTGACGCCGGCGTTTCCCGCAAACTCTATTTTGCCTCATGGTCACCACCGCCAGGCGTTGACGTAAATGACCAAAAATGGTGGGCGTGGTCAAACCCTGCGCTTGGCGTGACCGTCAGCCTTGACGCGCTTATCGCTGCGAGCCAATCACCCGACCGTTCTAGTTGGCTGCGCGCTCACCTGAACTTGTGGGTAGCAGCTGCACAAGGATGGTTGCCGGTGGGCAAATGGGCTGAATGCCAGACAGACAAAATTAGCCCGACAGGGGGAACTCTCAGCATTGACAGCAGCTTGGATGACTCGCGTTATGTGGGCGTTAGATCTGTCGGCAATCCTGACGGCACAGTTACTTGCACAGTCGAGTTTGCTGTTGAGTCCGAGCAGGCCATGTGGGCGGAAGTTGTGCGCGTCCTAACCGACCCGACGGTACAACTGGCGATAACCCCAATGCTAGACCTGCACCTCCCAGAGGTTTACCGCCGGCGCTCGCAGACCGTGGGCTATGGCGAACTGCTCAAATACACGCCTTTAGTGCGCAACATGATTATAGAAAACAGGCTGTTTCATACTGGCGAAAACGCGCTGGCCGAGCATTGCGACAGGGCCGTAATGGTCAAGACCCAGGCTGGCAGCGCGTTGTCGAGCGCCAAGTCTGCTGGCCCTATAGAACTGGCTCGCTGCATGATTTTTGCTAGCGCGCTGGCCTCTAAACCAATTACCAAAAACAAGCCTTTGTTAGTTGTCGTTAACGGCTAACCTGTCAATGGTGGTTGCTGGCAATCCTGCCGGACTACGTCGGCAACCACCACACGACAGCAACATTTGAGGCATACTTACAGCATGGGCATTTTTGCAAACAAGCAGGTAACTAAGGCGGCCATTTCGCCAATGCCTGTCACGTCACAAACCGACGCGCCAAAAGTACAGGCTGCCGTCGGCGTCGGCGGCGTCAATTCCATCGGCCAGTACTACCAATATCATGAGGGCACAGCGCGCAACCGCGCAATGTCGCTGGCAACTGTCAGCCGCAGCCGCGACCTGCTCGCCAGCGTCATTGCTTGCATGCCTTTGCAAATGTACAACGAGGTTTACAACGACGCCACAGGCGAAATGGAACAAGTCGACATTGCGCCGAGGTCATGGCTGCGCCAGCCTGACCCGACCGTTACCTACAACTTTTTGATGGCTTGGACTCTTGACGATTTGCTTTTCTACGGCAGGGCATTCTGGTATATCAGCTCGCGCACAACCGACGGTTTCCCAGCAACGTTTACGCGCATACCTGCCGGCAGCGTCACAACACCTGACCAAAACGAGGGCCCAGTCTTCTTTGGTATCAGCAATGACATTTACTTTGCTGGCAACCAAATACCCACAAATGACGTAGTGCAATTCCTGTCGCCTATACAGGGCATCATTTACAGCAGCGCGCAAACTATTGCCACCGCGTTAAAGGTCGAAGAATCACGGTACAACATGGCCCGCACCTCTTTGCCGTCGGGAATCCTTAAACAAACTGGCGGCGAACCCTTGAGCGCAACGGAATTAGCCGATATTGGGGCCGCATTTAACCAGGCGCGCATGACCTCTCAAACGGCAGTGCTCAACGAGTTTTTGACGTATGAGCCAAGCAATGCGACACCTGACAAAATGCTGATGATAGAAAGCGCACAGTACAGCGCGCTTGACCTTGCCAGGCTGTGCGGAATCCCGCCCTACCTTGTCGGCGTCGCTACTGGCTCTTACGCGTACACGTCGAGCGAGCAAAGCCGCGCTGACCTTTACATTTTTGGCGTGAAACCATACGCCGAGTGCATCGCCGCAACCCTCAGCCAAAACAACGTTTTGCCCCGTGGCACATATGTAAAATTCAACGCAAAAAATTACCTAGAAGAGAACTACGTCGCTGACGCCATGTCGCCAGACGATGAAAATACCCAGGAGGAATTAGCATCATGATTAGAGTAACCGCAAGCACTTTTACCGTTGACGCGGCTGCAGCTGACGGCACCAAGGCGCGCACCATCACCGGCATTGCTGTGCCGTACAACGTCACCGCAAACGCCAGTGGAACAGAAGTAATGTTCCTGCGTGGCAGCCTCCCAGTCGAGGGCAAAGCCCCAAAGCTCTACATGCAACACGACGCCAGCCAAGCAATTGGTCTTGTCACCGAGCGCGACGATGACGAAGAAAACATGTATTTTGCGGCCAAGGTCAGTGCAACTGCGCTAGGGGATGAGGCTCTGATCTTGGCAGCAGATGGCGTATTAGACAGCGTGTCAGTAGGCGTAAACCCCACACGGTTTAGCTACAACGAGGCAGGCGTTATGGTCGTTGAGGCAGCTGACTGGTTAGAACTGTCGCTTGTGCCTCAGCCCGCATTTGCGGGGGCGACCATCAGCGAAGTAAATGCCAGTATTCACACAAACCCAGAAAATTTGTGCAATACTGAAACAGAAGACCCGACAACGGAAACAGAACTACCGGAGGAACCCGAAGTGGCCGAACAAAACGCACCTGAAGTTATCGAAGCAAGCGCACAGAAACTGTTTGCACAGCCAAAGCGCCAATTTGCCATGCCAACACCTGCTGAATACCTTGCAGCAATGCACGCTGGCGGCGACACGTTCCAAAACGTTAACGCTGCATACAAAGAAGCAGTGCGTTCACAGCAGACAGCATTGCAAGCAGCAGCTGGCGACGTGCTCACAACTGACACGCCAGGCCTTTTGCCAGTGCCCGTTCTTGGCCCATTGTTCCAAGACCTGAACTTTGTGCGCCCAGTCGTTAGCGCTTTTGGCGCTCGCGCAATGCCAAACACACCAAGCAAAACTTTTATCCGCCCAACCATCACCACGCACACCAGCGCAGCAACTCAGACTGAGGGCTCAGCAGTAAGCGCAACCACAATGGTTATTGCGTCAAACACAGTTACCAAAACAACCGTTGCTGGCCAGGTCACTTTGACAATGCAAGATATGGATTTCACAGACCCATCGTCTATGAACCTTATCCTTAACGACCTTGCAGGTGAGTACCTTATTGCGACTGACAACATTGCAGCCGACAACTTAGTTAGTGGCAAGACCGCCTCAGGCTCGACATGGACTGTCACCGCTGACAACCCAACCTCACTGATTAACGCGCTGTATGACGCAGCACGCGAAATTACAGAAGACAGCAACTATTTCCCAACCCATCTTTGCGTCAGTCCCGACGTCTGGGAGAAATTGGGCAGTCAGCTCGACGGGTCAAAGCGTCCAATTTTGGGTTACACCACAAACGGCGTCATTGGTCAAAACAGCATTGGTCGCGTAGGCGGCTTGCAGTACACCGGCATGGACGTAATGGGCCTGCAGCTTGTTGTTGACAACAACTTTGCATCTGGCACAATGCTTG